TGCAAGCACAACACTAGACAATCCAATGGATGCTGGTACAGTTTCAACAGCTTCAACACTTGATCTTACTTCAGGCGCTATTGGCGAATGTCCAGTAGAACGAGGTCTGGTTGCAGTTGGTCCAGGTACAGGTGAATGCGATCCAACACAGTACATTGAACGTATCTATGTTGCTTACCGTGCGCTTTCAATTGATAACGTTACAGTATCAGCAAAGCGTGATGAGGCTTCAATGTTCGAAGTTTCATTCCGTTTGCTTCCTGCAAACAATGGTTCATATGGAAAGATTGTTGACCGAACAGTTAACAGCACAAGCTGATAAAAAACAAAACACAATTTAATAGTCAGAGGCCCCTAGCGCATTGCGCGGGGGTCTTTGTCATGCTATAATTTGTGCAGATAATAGTTAACGAAAGGACTATAATGGCAACTAGCGTTTATGAAAAAACTGAAATAGAACTACTTGATGGAACAAAGATTACAATGCGTCCATTGAAGATTTCTCTACTTAGGCAGTTTATGAAAAAGTTTGAGGGCATTGCAAAGGTAGCAGATAGCAATGATAAGTCCATGGACATCCTGATGGATTGTGTTCAAATTGCTATGCAACAATACTCTCCAGAACTCTCAACAGACAGAGAGAAGCTAGAGGACACAATTGATCTTCCTAGCGTATATAAAGTTATTGAGGCTGCCTCAGGTATTAAGTTTGACGATGAGGGAAACGCACCAGCGATGGGGATTCCTGGTCTGACCTAGACCTTGTAAAAATAGAATCAGAAATATTCATTCTTGGAATTTGGAAAGATTATGAAGATCTAGAAGATAGCCTGTCTATGCCAGAGCTAACATCAATTCTCATCGCTAAAAGAGATAAAGACTATGAAGATAAAAAGTTTCTTGCTTCTATTCAAGGCATAGACCTAGAAGGAAAGTCTTCAGGTCGTGGTCAAAAAGAATGGGAAGACATGAAAGCCAGAGTGTTTTCTGGAGGATCAGTAAAAGATTCAAGCGACATAGTTTCTTTGCAGGGAGCAACTGCAAGGAGCGCAGGTTTTGGAATAGGAAATGGTCTTGAATACTCTGGGAAAAATGCTAAAAACCCAATGGGGTAGATGGTATAATTTACAAGAGGTGCTAATCTGTGTCAGAAGTAAATGCTAATATAAATATAGGGATTGATTCAAGTCAAGCTCTTGCTTCTTTGCGTACCCTTCAAAATCAAATATCTTCCTTTAATAAAAGCATTATTGCTAGCAATGCTCAGGCAACAGCAGCGCAAAAGTCGGCACTAGCAGGACTTACTGCTCAAATTGGAGCTACTAAAGCGTTCTCTACATCAATTGTAAATGTTGAATCAAGTGTATCTAGACTTGGCAATGCAATTGATAAAAACAAGCTTGGTCTTGGGGAATACTTTAGATACGGTGTGGCATCTAGTAAAAACTTCGGAAAGGTTTTTGCTAAAGAACATACTCAGATGACTGCTCTTGCAACAGAGAGAGTAAAAAGACTTCAAACCCAGTATATTGCCTTAGGTGCTGCACAAAATGGCGTAACACGGGCAATGGCTGTAAGACCTCTTGCACTGTTTAATGCAGATACAGCAATAGCAGCACAAAGACAGCAGTTATTTAGCAAACTTTTAAATGATGGGTCTACATCATTAATTAATTTTGGTAAGAACACTCAATGGGCTGGTCGCCAGCTAATGGTTGGATTTACCGTACCCCTTACAATTTTTGGTGGCATGGCTGGAAAAATCTTCATGGATCTTGAAAGGCAGGTTGTAAACTTCCGTCGTGTCTATGGTGATGCAATGACTCCAGCAGGCGAGACAGACCAAATGGTCAAAGAAATTCAAGATCTTGGTAAAGAGTTTACTAAGTATGGAATTACAGTGAAAGACACTGTTGGCCTTGCAGGAGACATTGCTGCGACTGGCGCACAGGGAGCAGATCTCATTGCAGCAACGGCACAGTCAACAAGGTTGGCAACTCTAGGTATGATAGAGATGGATCAGGCTATGACTGCCACCATATCCTTGCAGACTGCATTTAAGCTAAGCAACGAAGAACTTGCACAATCTGTAAACTTTTTGAACGCAGTAGAAAACCAAACAATTCTATCTCTGGGTGACGTTACTGAAGCAATTCCCAAGGTTGCTCCAGTAATTATGGGTCTTGGAGGAAACGTTGAAGACCTAGCTTACTTCCTGACTGCCATGAGAGAAGGTGGGGTGAATGCAGCAGAGGGGGCAAACGCACTAAAATCTGGTCTTGCATCTCTGATTAACCCAACAAAAGGTGCTAGAGAACAGCTTCAAAAAGTTGGCATAGACATTGACTCAATCATATCTACTAACAAAGGGGATATCAGAGCAACCGTTCAAGAATTTGGTAGCGCCTTGATGACACTTGATAAATTTGGAAGGCAGCAAACGCTTGCTAAAGTTTTTGGTAAGTATCAATTTGCAAGATTGGGTTCATTATTTGAAAACATTTCTACAGAAGGTTCTCAGGCAAGTAGGGTTATAGATCTTGCTGGAGAAAGCATAGAAGATCTTGCTGGACTTGCTGACAAGGAACTTGGGGCAATTGAAGAATCAATTGGTATGAAATTTACTGGGGCACTTGAAAGATTAAAACTTGCAATAGCACCAATTGGAGAAATATTTCTAAAGATTGCAACTCCAATACTTGAGGTAGTTTCAAAGATTCTTGACAAGTTTAATGATCTTAGTCCAGGAATCAAGCAATTTATAACCATTCTTGTTGCTGGAGTTGGGGTTGTGGCTCCAACAGTAATTATGCTTATTGGTTTGTTTGGTAACTTTATTGGTCAAGCTGTAAAAGGTTTTGCAATGTTTAACAATTTGTTTAACAGATTAAGGGGTGGGGGTCAGGATCTTTCATATTTGGCAGGAGAACAGTTAGATGCAGCAGCAGCAGCAGCAAGCTTAGAGGGAAAGACCACCAGATTAACTGCTGCATTAAACGTTCAAAGAAGTGCGGTAGGACAGCTTTCAAGAGCTTATGGAACATATGTTGCTGCAGCGGGTTCTGCTGCTTCAGGACTTCCTCAGGGATTTGGAGGTCGTCCTGTTAAAAAAATGGCTACTGGTGGAATGATCAGTGGCGTTGGAAATAAAGATACTGAGCCAGCACTACTAACCCCTGGTGAATTTGTAATGAATAAAGAAGCAACCAGAAGATTTGCTCCCGTACTTGATGCCATGAATCGTGGAACAGTCAAAGGTTTGAATGATGGGTCAAAGCTTTCAGATTATGTTGGTTCAACTGCTAGAACTCATTTAACTGGAAGAGTAAGTTTGGGCACTTCAGAAGCCCTTGCTATGGAAAATTTAACCGCAGGTGCAAGAAGAAATCTTACAGTTTTGCAAGAAATTGAAAGAGTTCTTGGAAGAACAATTTCTAGTATTGGCGCTGTAAGCAATCTTATTGTTGAAATGCCAACAAATTTCAATGAAGCAATGAGAAGAGATTCTTTAACTGGAGGATCATTTGGGCAGGAATTTGGTGGAGCAGGAGTAGAAAAATGGCAAAGCACAGTAGCAGTAACTGGACAAGATTTTGAAGAATTAAGGCCAAAGCTACAGCTTCTTGACAATGCGATAGTCTCTGCTGCTGAAGATTTTGCAATAGTTGGCGACTCTAACATTGATGAAATTTTTAGAACAGCATTTTCTAGTCTTGACGATGAAACAAGGCAGATGCTTTCTGAAATAGAAAATCTTTCAAATGAATACAACAACTTAAGAGTAAGCGTTGGTGGGCTATCAGATCTTACAGATGAACAAAGAAGACTCCTTGCAGAAAGAAATATCGTTATGGATCAAGAAAACGATAGGATTAGAATATCCTCCCCTCTGGGAGACGCTTCAGTAAGAACAAGACAAGAAAGTCTTTCTTCTGGAAGAACTTATAGAAAAGCACCTCTGTTATTTTCTTCTGATCAGGTTTCCCCAGAACTAATTCGTTCATCTGTACAGTCAGCAGAGCAAGCAGCAATACAGGGATCTAGAGCATACTGGGCTACATTTGCCACTCAGATGAGGGCTGGAGGCGTAGCATCTAAGGCAATCTTTGCATCAGCGATAGCACAAGGAATGGACCCAGATCTAGGCAGGAAAATGCTTACAGACTCTGGGTTTAGCACATCAACAGCACAAAGAGTGTTTAGGGAGTTTGGTCTTTCTGGAGGAAGAGAACTAAGGCCAGCAGTTACTGAAGGTGCCAATGCTGCTTCCCCACCACCATGGTCACTTCAGCTTGGAGGATGGATTGGGCAGGGAATAGAGCAGGGTATGTCTGCAGAACTTCAAGATGCTCACTTAAAGATAAAAGCTGCTATGGAAAAAGGCAGAGCATTAAGCCTAAATATGCCTCCGATAGCTCCAGGAATGACAACACCTTTTGATGCAAGATTTGCTGGAAGGATGGGGCCCATGAATCCACTGGGAGGGCCATCCTCTCCTCTGCCACCAAGAAATATGGGTCTTCAGATAGCACCAAACTCTATTCAAAATCAAATACTATCTCAGACAAAATTAACTAAAGAAACAGAACAAGTTTCATCTTCTATGTCTAAACTTAAGGGGTCTGCATCAAAATTTGGAAAAACTATGGTTTCTGGGGGACTAAAAGTAAATGGAGCCATGGGAGCCATGAGCGGATTAGCTTTCGGAGCATCTATGCTAAGTGGACCTATTGGAGAATTCGCTCAAAAGATTATGCCAGCAATGTTTGCTTTTCAAGGACTTGCAATGGTGATGCCAGCGTTGCTTAAAGCTTTACCGTTGCTATTAACCCCAATAGGCATTATGGGAACAGCTCTTGCATCCGTAGCTGTTGCAGGATTTGCTTTGAAAAAAGGTCTTGATAATAATATTGATGCTGGCAAAAAAATGTCTGATTCTATGAATTTAGCATCCTCAGAAATTAAAAGTCTTGGTGAATTTTTTAATGGAACTGTGAGAGATATTTCTAAATCAAGAAATGAAGATAAGATTGCTGGACTTACTCCAGAAGTAGTAGAAGAAGGAAGAAAATTTGTAGAAACAGAATTTGGAAAAACTATGGTAGAAGAGGCAAAGCTTTCCTTTAAAGCAAATGCATCTGGTTTTGCAACAAACTTTGCTAATCAACTTTCAATGGCAATTGTGAGTGGTGCGATTACACCAGATCAAGCAAAAGCTGTTGCTTCGGGAATTGCAGAAGCTCTTGGAAAAGAAGAATTGTCTGCACAGGTAATAGCACAAATTACTCAAATTTTAAGTGCCAGCGGAGAGGATATAACAGAAAGACCAATGACGATACTGGCAAATATTGTTGCTAGCATTGAGCTTGATGAAAAAACTTTAAAAAGGCAGGCCGAAGAAAGTGCAAAAAAATGGGGAGATGATTTTTATGAAAACCTTCCTGGAGCAGAATTAGTTTTTGGAGAATTTGATGAAGCAGTAAGGGCTAGCGTGGCATATACACAGTCTTTGGTTTCTAATGCAAAAAGCCTTTCAGACAATGTTGAGTATCAAATTGTTGCACAGCAAGATAAAATAAATAAACTTAAAGAAGAAATCCGTCTAGAAAAAGAAAAAGAAAAAAATGCCAAAACGGAAGACAAAAGGAAAAAAGCTTCAGAAGCAAGAATTCTTAAACAAGGACAACTTGAAGAGGCAGTTGCACAAAGAAAGAAGTTGAGAGAAGAACAATCTGAAGTAATAGCTCAAAGAAGAGCAGAACTTCTTGAATACATGAACTCTTTAACCGAAGAAGACGGAAAACTGTCAGATATTGGAAGAGAAACTCTTACTGGGATGCAAAGATCTGTTGAGGCTAGCACAGAAGGGCTAGATACTGACAAAATGCTAGCATCTGCTCGAATTGCAATGGAGATTCAAAGAAGGCAGGCTGGGTTGCCAGCCCTAGATGAGCAAAAGCAAAGAGAAATTAGATATCAAATGATATTTGATTTATCAATTGGAGAGTCAGATCCAGAAGCTTCTAAAATTCTAGACGATCTTTATCGTGAGCAAGGTGGTAGGGGAGAAGCCTCAAAGGTTCTTGGGGTAACCATGGGCTTAAGGGTAGAAGGAGATTTTGATCAGGCAAACGAAGTAGAAAGAATTTATGCAAGCCTGGGGGAGACTGCAAGATCTGAATTTCTTATTTCATTAGAAACAGAAGGTAAGAGTCCAGAAGAAATTCTTGCTTTTGGAAATTTCTTGCTTAAGCTTCCAGAAGATTTACCAGAAAAAGTTAGAGCTACCTTGGTTCTGGCTGCAGAGGGTATGAGTGTTGAAGAGTTAGAAAACATGACAAGCGTTTTGAAAGACTTAGAAACACTTCCTCCTTCAGTAAGAAAAAACCTTACCGTAGAAGCAATTGGTGCTACTGCTTTACAAAAAATTTCTAAAAACTATGAACTATTCCAAAGTAAGAAAAACGCTAAAAAGCAAGCTGAAGTAGTTTTTGGAGAAGCGCCAGGAAACGTTGCTGCTGGATTAAAGGCTATGAGCATGGGTCTTGAAGATTTTGCTAAGGCACCATCTTCTGTAAAAATTGCTGTTGCCGCTCTTATGTCTTTAGAGTTAGATGTTCCAAAAGGTATGTCGCCAGATGCTGCTGAAAGATGGATAAAAGCAGAAAGGCTCAGACTTTTGAGTGCTGCTATGGGGGCCCTTGCTCCAGGAACAGATAGTGTAACGACAGAAACAGAAGGTGATACAACGGACGATACCGAAGATACTGGTGGAGGTTCAGAAACAAGATCATGGCTAGAAGATTTAATTGCTGAGACTGAAGCAAATCTACAAATGTTCCCTAGAATGTTAGATAAAATAAAGAAAAAATTCCCAGCAATTCCGCAACAAATAATTGAAGCAATTGGTGGTGGAGAAGAAGGAATAAAAAGAGCACAAGAACTCCTTAATGCAAATAAGAAAAAAGTTAAAGAGTTGCTTGCGAAATACAGAAAGGCTACTATTGCCGAAACTCTTAGAGGAATGCAAGATGAGATAAAAACAAAAAAGAGATCGGGTAGAGCTGAATCAATGTTAATAGATCAAGGGTTTAGCGAAGAAGATGCAAAGAGTCTTGCCTCAAACACAGATTATGTCTTTACTCTTTTGGAGGCAAAAGCAGGCAGGGGTGGAAAGTCTGTCAAAGAAGTTGTTGCGGCATTTGAGGAATTTATTGCAGTAACAAAAGAAGCAAAAGATCCAGTAGATGAACTTAATAAGGCATGGTCAGAATACTCAAATACAGTAGGCATGGCCTTTGATGTTGAGAAAACAAGGGTAGAAAATGAGTTTGCAGAAAAGCGTTACGGGGCAGAACAAAAAACAACAAAAGAAATTCAAAAACAAATTGATGCAAATGAAGAGTTAATTCAAATACAGCAAGACCTTATTGACGGAAAACAAGAAGAAATTGATGATTACGAGCGCATCAATGACTTAACCAGTCAAAATATTGATGATCTTCAAAGACAAGATGAATTAAGAAACAGGGTTTCAGATGCTCTTTCTCATGAACTTGATCTTATGGGTCAACAAGAGACCAAGATTTCTGAGGCATACGATAAAAGAATTAGTGCCCTTAACAAAGTTCAAGAACTAAACAACAGAATACTGCAACAACAAAAAGATCAATTGGGAATTTCTCAAGCTTTGTCAGAAGGAGATATCTATGCTGCAACAGCAGCTGCACAAGCAATGCGTCAGAATCAAGCAAAGGATGCACAGGATCAAGCAAGAGCAGGTCTTGAACAGGGGAAGCAGAATGCTATTGATTCTCTCAGAACAAGCGAGGGCTTAACAAGAGAAGAAGCTGAAAGACAAATTGCAGATATAAAAGAACAGTCTTATCAAGCAAGCTTAATGATTAGAATGGAAGAAGATAAGATTTATGCAAACAGTCTTGAGGTTCGTAGACTTACTAATGAAATTTACAATATCAATGAAGATATGATTGAGCCACTAACAAATCAAAACAATCAACACTCTAGAATACTAGAAAATCATCAAAAGGCTCTTGACATTGCGCTTAGTAATCTTACCGCTGCAGGACTCACGGCAGATGAATTTCAAAGACAAAAAGATGAGAATGCCGCGCTAGTTGCATCAATTGCTGGCAACGTTACAAAGGTTAACGAGTACAGGGATGCCTGGATTGCCGCAGGTAATGCTGCAAGAGAAGCACTTGCCAAAGCATCAGTAGGGCCAACAGATGCAGGAGGAAATCCAGCCCTAGGAAACATCAGGTATGGTACTGGTCAAGTTCACTACGCTGGAGGAATGATTAAGGGGTATGCAGCAGGAGGTTTACTCAAGTACACCTCTAACGAACCACCTCCTGGAATGATGGCAGGCGGAGTTGCTGGCAATGGATCTAGAGACTCTGTTTCTGCAAGACTTACTCCAGGAGAGTTCGTTATTCGTAAATCAATGGTAGATAAGTATGGAATGCCTATGCTTTCATCAATAAACCAGGGATCATTTTCAATGCCAAAATATAGTATGCCTAAGTCTGAAGGTATGACAAAGATGGAGTCCAACAATTCGACAAACATCTCTGCTCCCATGTATAATAGTTATAGCGTTGGAGTTAATGTTAGTAACGCTGGAGCTTCTGCAGATGAAATTGCAAATATAACAATTGCAAAAATTAAGCAAATGCAGGGCACACAGATAAGGAGTGGTCGTGGCTACTAGTTCGTATATGGAAGGTCGCAGGTCCTATCTAAGGGGTGCTACAAGACCCCAAGCTTTGTTATTTTCAGATAACTCAGGAACACTTGATAGTGGCTCATATGTCCCTACAGGAACAGAGGGAACAGACTTCATTATCTTAACAGATGGAAATAGGGGAGAGATTTCCATGTCTCAGCAAAGAATTGAATCAAGACAAAGGATGGTAAACGGAAACATGCGCTCGTACTGGACTGCAGACAAGCTAAACCTTTCCACATCTTGGAATAGGATTCCTTCTAGAGCATTTTCTGCAGACGTTGACTTCAATCCAGCTAATGGAGAAATAACAGACAATCCATCCACATACACAATGTACACAGTTGACGGCGGTGCAGGGGGAGTTGACTTGTTAAACTGGTATGAAAACCACTCTGGACCATTCTATGTATTCCTTGGCTATGACAAATTTAATATAAATGGCACAAAAAACTTTGAAAAACTTAGAGTGTATAATCAGGTTCTAAAAATGTACATATCTTCTTTTGATTATTCAATTGAAAAAAGAGGCGGAATCTGGTCAAACCAAACAACTTCTGGACATGACTTTTGGAATATTAACATATCCCTGGAAGAAGTATAAATGTTTCAATCAGAAGAACTTGAAAATCATCTGAAAACTTCAGATACAGTTAAAGTTGAGTCAGCGGTATATGCTGAATGGAATATGAATCAGCCAGGAAACATTAAAAACCTTGGAAACTATCGTTATAGACCAACGTATTCTGGATCTGAATACTACCTTCTTCCCGTAAACTATGATGAATTAGACATTGGAAACTGGTATACAGGAGCAACAGATTCTGACGTTGCTATCCAAAGTGGCTTTGATGATCAAGATCAACCAACACTGTTTATCTCTCCTAAAGAAAAGATGAAGCTTCTTTATTCTTTAAATGATTGTATAAGTCCTCATAGACCAAGGTCAGGAATAAACAAACCACTGTACCTTGGAAACATTGGTTCAACATACGAAACAGCGCAGTACATAACCAATCCATCTCCAATCAACAAGGTAACAGATTTACAAGAAGTAAATCAAGGATACATTGTTAACAGGCCAAGATACTATATGTCTCACAAAGATGATTTATTTAAATACTGGACTTCTTATAGAACAGAATATGGGGTTCCAAGTCCAAGACCTGGGGAAAGTGCTACATCAGAATTGCGTCAAGTTGAAAGAGGGATTTCGTTTTTGGTAAATGGCAATCACTCTATCGAAGACTCTGTTCCTTTTGTTGTCTATGAAAACCAGGTTCCAGCAAACAAGATTGTTGTTAAGATGCAGACAAACGTAGGAGGTGTCGATTTAGGAACCTTAAGATATGGAAACACATCAATACAAGATCCGCTATTTGGTGACAATAATAAGACTACACCAGTTCGATGGAGAATTGAAAAGCTAGATGAAGATGATAGTTGGGTAACTATGATATCTTTTGATGACGTATCTTTAAGGTCTGACGGAACTCCTATAATTGGTTTTGACGGTCACGTTGAAATATCTTATGGATTACAGATTCCATTAGAGTATAGAGATATTTTTATATTTGCTGACACCATCCCAAACTCAACCCTACTTCCAGATACTGCTCCAGAAGGATATACCTACCTAGTTAAAGAGTCAGACCATGATTTAGGTACGATGTGGATTTTTATAAATGAAGAATGGGTGTCTTTTACTCCAGACTACTCCTGGGCAGTGTCAGATGAATTGATTAACTATAATAGTAACTTTGTGACACAGCCAGCAAATCCAGATTACTTTTATGATGCAAATAACAACCCAGTGTTTAGAGAGTTCGAATGGTTAGGTGGTATGAGGTTAGTTATTGAAACAATGAATAAAAGTGGTTGTACATTTGACCTAATAGAACTTTCTCCAAGACTTTTGGTTGAAATGAGTGAAAGCGTTTTGTCATTCTCAATAACAAAAACAATGTCAGACCTTGGAAATGGATCTATACCTGTAGGTGGACTTTCTGCATCAACAGGACAGATTGAAGTTTTTGATACAGACTTTTCTTTTAATCAAAACAATGTCTTTAACTTTGAGGACTACAGAGGAAGCATCCTAGCAAACTATTTAGACATGCCAATAAAGTTTTTATTCTACGACATCACAAAAGAGGTAGATGGAATAGACTACTTCATTCCAGTAAAGACAATGTATAGCGAGTCATTTCCACAGGTTACTGGAGAAGCAGCAACAATAAGCGTAACCATAAGAGACTTGTTTTTTCTTCTTGAGTCAAGACCAGCCCCAGAGCTCCTGCTGACAGATGTATCTTTAAGCTGGGCGATAACGGTATTGCTTGACTACATAGGATTTTCAAACTACACATTTAAAAGAGTTGCTGGATACCCAGAAACAACGATCCCATATTTCTTTGTCGAACCTGATCAAAATGTTGCAGAAATGCTACAAAAATTAGCGGTAGCCAGTCAGTCAACAATGTTCTTTGATGAATATAACAACCTTGTTATAATGTCTAAGGAATACCTGCTTCCAAACAGTGAGGATGAAAGAGTAACCGATACAACTATGTATGGACAGGTGGAGGGGGACAATCTTCCAAACATCATCAATCTTTCTTCACAAGATAAACTTGTCTACAATGATGGTGAAATAAATTACACAACCAGATATATTCAAAGATCTATTGGATCAACGGCAACAGCGCAAAAACTAGATCAATACAAAGAGTATATCTACAAGCCCGTTCTTTTGTGGGAAGTTCAAGGAAGAGAAGCAACAAAAACAATAAACCAGCTAGGGGCACAGAACTCAGGATATACGCTTGGAGCAGTACCACTAAACACAAACTTAACAGAAGAGGTTCCATACTCATTAAATAATACAGTTTACAACAACGTGATTGATGTTGGAGAGAATGTGTATTGGATTCCATCATACTCTGGATACTTTTATGCAAATGGAGAAGTTATTAAGTTTGATGCAGTAGAGTACTCTGTTTCTGGAGAGATTGAGCCAGTGTGGGTTACAAGCAATCAAGAGTATCAAGATTATTTCTCTAGACTTACTTTTAATGGAAAAATGTTTCCTACGGGAAATGTAAGAATATACACAAAGCCAGAGTATGAAATTATTGATGGCATAACAAATATTAAAAATGGAGAAATTATAGAACATGGCAGAGGACAGTTTGGAACCCCCATAACAGCACACTCTGCAGGACTTAGTAGCGATAGCTATTGGTCAGATAACTTATATGTTCGAGGTTGCATAATGGATGCATCAAAATACCTATTCACTACAGGGTCTTATATTGAATATCCAACCACCCTTCAACAGGGAACTGCTGGTAAAATTCAAACGTCTCCATACATTGATGCGGATTCCTTTTCTGAATCTTCAACAAGAAATGGAATTATTAAAAACTTTCTGGCAGATAGTTATGCAACTGAATCAGAGGTAAATTATTATAAAACAACTGGACCAGGAACTATTCAATCATCTGCCTTAATACTAAATGGTCCAAAGTTTACAGATGCTCTTCCTGCATCATCCTTTATCTCTTACGTCTACAAAGACTTTATTGATCAAAACGGAGAGGCAATTCCCTACAAGCATTTTGGAACAAGGATGAGAATTGTTGGTAAGGTGGAGTCTGGAACAGATAAGTCTCAAACTCCTATCGGCGGCTATCCAATTTTTGAGGGATCTTCTGGATTAGAGCTATATTCATCTTCTAGCAACGTATCTCAGAATGCACCAGACCAACAGGTAAGAATCTATGGTGGCTCTGGAGGGATTGGGATAGGAGTAAATAAAGAAACTAATAATGGATACTTTTTTGAAATTGTAGCTTTAACTGCTGATAATGTTGGGGATTATGTTTCTGACAATAATGCTGGAGTAAAAGTTGCAAACATTCTTTCATCTCCAAGCCCGTCATGTGTAGCAAATGAAGTAACCGTTTACACAGAAAGACAGTTTGATTTTCAGGTTGGAGAAAGTGTTTTAATCTCTGGTCTAGTAGATGCAAATGACCCAACTAATACTAGGACTCCACTAAATGGAGAATATGCTATTACATCAATATTTCCAGATAAAAAATCTTTTAAATATGTGATAACATCGCCAACACCTCTAACAACAACATCAAGCACGGGTGGAGTTGCTTCGCAATCTATTCAAGAAGCTACAAACATTGCAAACATATATTTTTACAAAATTGTTTCAGATGGGAGTGGATCTGCTATACCAGTAAGACTTTGGTCTGGTCTTGGTCAAATAAACGTAGATAGTGGAGAGTTTGTTGGACAGAATAGATTGGCTGGAGAATCTTCAACAACTGTATATGACATGTCTGCAGAGTACATTAACATTGGATCTGCAAGAAGATTCTTTTTATATTTAAATGGAAAGCAAATATCTACTGTAGATGACATAGACCCATTGCCAGAGTACAATAACATGGCGGTATTTACAAGAGGGTCTTCCAGGTGTATGTTCGAGAATGTTTATGCTTTAGCCAATAATTATTCAGAAAGCACAACGTTTACCGTAGACTCTGGGATCTCAAAGGTATTTGGTGATGACCTAGTTGATGCTTCTGAGGCATTAAGAAAGTATGCAATTAGTGGGATAATCCAAAAGACATACCTTTCTGGAATAAGTAGTGCAGAACCACCAAAGTATAGAATGTACTTTGAAGAGTTTGGAACAATTTTAAGAGAAGTTGCATACTTTAATGTCAAGTACGATAGGGCCTATCCTGCACTCTACGCAAGATTAATGAATACTATGAATAGGGTCAAAGGATATTCTGTTTCAGGATTCTATGCAGGATCGTATGGGGCAGACTTCTTAATCTTTAACTGTACCGACTTTAATCTAAACCTTGACGATACTTCTGGAAACTATTTAAGAATTTCAGGAATTGCATTTACGCAAGACACAACCTATAATCTTAATGTTGATGACTACTACAAGAGTAAATCAATATTATCTAATTCAGATCTTGGAAAATCCTCAACCATATCAAATCCATTTAGAGTGTTAGAGGAATACAATAAGATTAAAAACTCAAGAATAAAGTATGGTGTTCATCAATTTACACCGATAGACAGCCCATACATTCAAACTTCTGATGCTGCTGAAGATGTTTTTGGATGGGTAATCGACAAGGTATCCGTTCCTAAAAAAGCAGTTGGAGTTAATACTTTTGGCACAACTAATCTTCAATTAGGAGACATTGTTAATATTAATTATAAAGATGCTCAAGGTCAAGGAATAGATATTATATCTCCAGAAACAAGCAGATTTGTTATCTATAACATGGAATACAAGAAGGATGCGTCAGGTCTATCAACTACGATATACTTGCTAGAGGTATAATTATGTTAGGTGATATAAATGGCTGAGCTAACTCAAGAGCAGTTGAACGCTTACTTTAATGGTGGATTTTTGCAAAACATTGATCCCAATGCCGCTTTTATTGGTAGTAATGTGTCTTACAAGCCTTATGTCCCCCCTGTTGAAACATCTCCTGCACCTATTAAAGATACTTCTCCACCACCCCCTCCACCACCACCACCGACACCACCTAATCCATGGATAACAACATCAACTTATCAAGCTCCAAGGGGTATAAAGCAGGCTCAGCCAGATATTGTTCTTGATCCAGAGATAGATACAACTGGAGATTACATTGTTGAAAGATTTTTTGAAGAGCTTGGTGGACAAGAACTTATTAATCTTTCTAGACACGATTTGATTGATGGCATCAATGTGGTGTATAATCCAATTGCAAATCTTTCTAGATTAAGGCAAAGATTTAACCCAAACAACATAATTGAATCAGACTTTCTTTCACAAAATGAAGCAAGAAATGCTACAATTGACATAATATCACGCGGAATGTATGAGCCAGTCTTTGACGATCAAGGTAGGCTTGTTGTGGAAATTGATATAATGAGACCAGAAGAAAATATAGAAGTGCAAGTTTCTATTTCTGAAACACTGACAAGGATTGAGCTATGATTACAAACGCAGGAAAAGAAATTATCTCAAAGTATCTTTTGGGTCAGGTACCAACATATGCTAGTCACATATCTATTGGTTGTGGGGCTGTTCCCCTAGATGCAAATGATACTCCCCCAACTACAGAAACTTTAGCGGCAAAAACAAAGATGGACTTTGAGATGGCTCGCGTTCCAATAACATCAAAAGGATTTGTTGACGACAATGGAGTAACAAAGGTATCCTTAACAGCAGAGCTTCCAAAAGAAAATAGATATGAAATAACCGAAATTGGACTATGGTCAGCAGGAAGCAATTCCTTAGCAAGAAACTTTGACAGCAGGGTTTTATTTAACTTTTCAGAATCCTGGCAAGCACATAATACTTCAATCTCTGAAATTGCAACACCCATACCACTTGGTAGCGGAGGAGATATAACAACAGATCTTAAAGTACTTAGAGCTTCGAGCGATAACTTAGTTTTTTCTAACTTAGACAGAAAGACAAGAAAAGAAGGACCAAGATTCCTTGACTCCAAGATACTTCTTCGGGGTGACTCTTCTGTAATCCAGGGAAGTGCTGGAAATTGGTCAGCAGAAACTCCGACATACGCTGTAACCAATAAGGAAGCTGGCTCTTCCGTAGCGACTCTTACAGTATCAACACATTTGCTTAATATTGGAGACACCATACTTGTTGATATATCTGATGTAGATCTTGATGGAGAGCATGTAATTACAGCAAGAACTGACACAACGATAACCTTTGCTTCATCTGCAACAATATCTTCTGTTGCAACAACAGGAACCGTAACCTTTACACAATCAACACACATACACCTTAATGCCATAAACTTTGATATTTCAAAGAATGCTCCATCAGATTTAATCTCTCTTGCCTTTAGCTTAATCGATAGGGATGCTGTAGGAAGTGGAACAGACCCAGATTATGTAAAGATATTGATTGAGTTTTACAAAAATGAAACATCTACTACATCAGGATATGCAAAAGCAGAAATTGAAATTGATGGAACAGACTTTACTGGAGACAGGTACAAGGTTGTAGAGATTCCAATTTCAGAACTTATAACTAGTCCAGACTTTAGTTCTGCACAGGTTAGGCTTGCAAGAATATTTGCCTCAGTTGTTTATACAGATGGCGGAGAACAAAAAACATCTCCAGTTCACTATGTAGAACTAGAAGGAATAAGAATAGAAAACACCACAAGTTCAAATCCAATCTATGGAATGGTAGGTTACTCAGCAGTAAGAACGAGTGATGGACAGCCTATATACAAATATACAAACACAAACAACTACATCGAGTTTAGATTTAATTTGGATGTAGGATAATGGCACAAATAGCAATTCCTCAGGAAGCTTTTCAAGAAGTAGATATTTATACTGGAAAATATGCCGTAAGATATAGAATAATTTCAGATAATAAAAATAACTTTTCAAACTGGTCTCCAATATTTCAAGTAGATCCAGAGTATATTTATCAAAGAGGGACATTGGAAACTCCTGGATACCTGTATTTGGATAAGCTTGGTAGTGATTCTGTTGATCTAACTTGGAGTCCTGTCATAATTTACAAAATTGTTGACGGTTCTTTTGAAAGAATATCTGAAACTCCATACTATGATGTTTGGATTAGGTGGGCACAATCTAGTGGAAATAATCCAAGTGATTGGATATACAATCAAAGAATATATTCAACGTCAGTTAGAATAAATATTCCAGCAGAATATGTAGATTCCAATGGAATCACCAGAGGCAGCATAAAATATATGTATGCAGAAATATATAGACCAGGAAGGCCAATCATTAGATACGATCAAACTTATGAATTTCCTCAGAATTCTACCACTGTAGATATATTAAACAATGTAATTGATTTTGGTGCATTTCATGGATCAAGCTCAGGAACCCCAGGACTTTATCTATCCGCAACACCGATAGGTGGACTTGTAAACAACACCACTTACTATACAAGAACAATAGATTATACAACCATAGCATTGTATGATAATATAGAAGATGCATTAACTGATACTGATAGGAAAGACTTAACCTCTACTGGATCAGGAACTGGATCTTTTACAGGGTATCCTCTTAGAATGTATGACAATTTAATAACTACCCTTTAATGCTATAATTGATTAGGAGAATATAATGGCAAAAGTACCCCTTCCAGACCGTGGACAACCGCTTGACGTAACATATTTGTATCAAATTGCAAATGCTGTAAATGATTTATCAGATAGCATCTCTACAGCAACATACAACTATACAAGCGTTGATACCAGAACGGTAGGAAGACAAGATCTAAAAAACAACAATGCAAAGTTTTATGCAGGTTATGTTGATGTTGTTACAGATGAAACTGTTTTTGCAAACACAACAAAACCATGGTCAATAAACTTTGCTTCAGACTTTAAATACATTCCAATTGTTACGGCAACTCCAGTTAATACAGGAACAAGCACCATTGGTAACGATGTTACAATAACTATTACATCAGTAACAACAAATGCAGTAAATGGCATAGTTCGGTATAACTCATCTGGAAATGTAAGTACATCTGTAAACATCTTTGCAATTGGTCTACCTGCATGATATAATTAGTCGCCATGCTGATATGCAAAAAGTGTAAGGGAAGAGTCTTTATAGATAGAGCTTTTACTGCTGAAAACCACATAGAAACCTTTTGTATAGTTTGTGGCAGCAGAAAGTTTTATCATAACTGGGGACCGAATAATCAGGAGGCAGAATGGCTGCTAGCAGCGGAAAAGAAGAGAGCAGCGACAACAATATCACCGTTTTAAGAAGACCAAGAAGAAAGGTATGGTTCTTAAACGAAGACCTTGTAAGAATTGAACACACTAGCAGGGCAGCAGGAATTGTAACATTACATAATTTAACAAAAGATAGAAGAGAGACTACTACTATCGTTGAGTTTAAGAAAAAGCGTAAACGTGCCTTTACAGTTAAAGAAACGGCACAGCTTTTAAACTGTCACAGAAAACACATTCCAAGATTAGTTAAAAAAGGAGTCATTCCCCATCCCATAGGGGAACTTCCGAATGGAGAAAGAGCGTGGCACTACTTGTCATATTACTCAGAAGACGTTATAATGGAAGCAAGAAAAGCCATGTCTCAAATACATCATGGTGCTAAAAGAAAAGACGGATTAATAACAAATAATAAAGCTCCTACAGAGCAGGAGTTGCGTTATGCAATGGGAGATGGCATTCTTCTTTACACCAAAACTGAGGATGGAAGATTTATTCCAATATTCAATGAGACAATATAGAGTATGTTTTTCTTAGCATTGACATTATGTGATTTTTTTAGTACAATAAAGACAAACAACTATTGAAAGGATCTTCATGGAAGCAACAAAAATTCAGTGGGGACTAGGTTACACATTGAATACGGGTAATTTTCAAAATCTACGCATTGACTGTCAAATCTCAGATTGGCAACGAGAGGGAGAAAGTGCTAAGGAAGCATCTGATCGTGTCTACAAGTTTGTAGAAGATCAACTTACAGAAAAACTAAACCAAGCGAAAGAGGAACTAGCATGAGCATTAATAAAGCATATGTAGCTTTTGGAGAACGACCATACGTTGTTTGTTCTTATGGAGATACTCCAGGAAAAGCTTTGAAGAAGATGGCAAAGCTAATTGACAAGAAAGTCAAGGAAGATGATACTACAATAGTCCTTTCCCTTAATTCTTCATATGATGAGGATTGTGTTTTTGTAGCAACAGCAACCTTGTCAAACTTTTAATCATGGTAGATCGTAAAGATAGATTTGCTTTA